CTAGGTAGTCTCCCCTTTATTCTAATGTTACCATCTCTATGTCTCTCAACTCTCTCTACTGTGATATCATCAATAGCTGGGATTGAAGTACCTACAGATACCGGGTAGTCAACCCCTTTGTTGCCTGGGTAATTATTATACTTATTGAAGAACATAGCAAAGTCTTGCTCTACGTTACCTGTCATAGGCGCTTCTCCGTAATATCCTGCCTCTGGTCATACTTGTATGTCGTATCTACCTGTCTCCGGGTTATATTGGAAAGCTCTTTCACCAACTTTTGTAACCTTACCTAGATTAGGATCTTGCACCATTTGTTGGAACCTTGGTTCGCTCATCTTACCTGCAAGTATTTGTTGTGCTGATAAACCTTGTTGTAGTCCTGATTGTATATCGATAACGTCTTGACTAGTTAGAGCGCCAAGTTGTGACAATTGATTCCCAATCATACTTTCCGTCATATTTGTGAACATATCAGCATATCCTGTAGGAATACGACCTAATGCCTCCATCTCTTGAAGTTCTTGCCCAGTCATACTATATAGTGCGGCACCGTTATTAGCGCTTAGGAAATCCATTGTTTGTTTTTGCTGTGCTAGCTTTCTTTGCAACTCTTGTTCTTTTTCATATTGAACCCTTTTATAATCCATTGCCTTAGCTTCACGAGTAGCTAGTTTTGTTTGCAGCTGATTATTTATATCATTTTGTCTATCGTATATAATAGCATTAAGCGCAGACTTAGATATACTAGTTGGAAATTCTTTTGTAATATTATCTTTAAGATTATTAGCTTCTTGTTGAAGTTGTGCTATTTCATCATCTAGCGTACTAATTTCTCCTGAAAGTCATGTTAGTCTATCATCGCTAGTAATATTCTTTATGTCCTCTTTAAGTTGACCATCTACCTTATCTACTCCTAGATTATCCTTTATATCTTGTTCTGTTGTTTCTGGTTTTTGTCATTTAATACCAGTCCCAGCAACCATATCATTAAAAAACTGCACTTGGTCTCTTTGTTTTCTATCTTCCAAGGCTTGCTTATATTGCGGGGATTGTGTTATTTGTAACCTAACTGACGGTGGAAGATCTGTTGATTCCATAGCTTTTAGCATAGCATCACCATCAAGAGCTAGTATGTTATCTGCGTATTGTTGGTTTTGAGCAACCTTTTCAGTAGACATCTCTACTTCATCAGTACCCATTTGATCAAACCTTTTCCCGATAAACCTTAGGGCTTCTTGTGCAAACTGTGGTGCACCTTCCATTTCAGCTATTTTTTCCACTACCTGCCTTCTAGTATCTTCGCTCACTTCTTTACCAGCATCTATAGCTTTTTGGATCTGTCTATATGCTTTGTCTGCGATAGATTGTGTTTCTCTAGTTTCAATAGCAGCCAAATCTTGCCTAGGAGCTTGTACTTGTCAATCTATATAATCCTCTGTTGTAGTTGGTTGACGCTCCATTTTAACTGGTTGCCCGATAGCTGTTCCAGATTGCTTCATAGGCTCGCCTATAGCGGTTCAAGAAGCCTTAAAAGGTTCACCTATTTGAGTAGGTTGTACGCTATCCAAGTAATCCTCAGTGGTTTGAGGCTTCATATCTCCTTGTGGTTGTACGTTGTCGATGAAATCCTCTGTTGTTTGCATAGGACTAGGTGTCCCAATAGGTGACTCAGGTTGAATATTATCAGAAACATCCATGTTTTTCAATGGTTGTTGTTGATCTTTAGGTAGAGTTCCTCTTGTTATCTCTGTAGGACTTGTTTGATTTGTTGCCATCTATAATCAGATAATTGTAAATCAGGTTTGGTATTGCGTAGTTGTTGGGAAAGTTGTCCCTGCTGTTGCTGTTAAGTTACCTCCACTATCCTGTCTAGCCTCTGCCTTTATTATATCTCACTCCTTTAGTTCTCAATATCGCACAACCTTTTGACTAACAAAATCTAGTGGTCAGTATGCGATGGTTGTTGTAGCATTAATTGATCATCATAAACTATCCGTACCTGTAGTTGTAGCGATTATTTCTGGTACCTCATGTACATCATACGATACTTGTGTAGTTCAGAATCAATCCGTCTTCGTTATTCTTAATTCTGTCTTGGTGTCACCTGGCTTTTGCTCCCATGTTACGTGTCATAATACTAAGTATTGTCCATCGTATGGGATAGTTGCTTGCTGTATACCTCTAGTATCTGGAAATACTGACTCCATAAAGTCTACTGATGTTGGTCAAAGAGCTGTCCAAACACCTGTTGGTATTGTTTGTGGAGTTGTAAGATTATTTACCATGAAGTATCCTTGTTCCTCTACCCATATACCTATACTGTTTTGTCTCTCCCATATAGGAGGCGCAACTCCGACTGGTGCTCAAGCTCAATTCTCTGTGTACCATAGTTCACCACTAACATCTGCATAATCTCAAGCACTAGGCCTATATGGGTTGCTTACAGATGGAGCATATTGGTCTCTATAGAACTGTGTTGTGAATATCTCAAGTTTTCTTTTCTTAGTATTGTAGTAAGCATCTCAATTCTTAGGGGTTTCTGGTCTTTCCGTTCTAAGTCAGAGGTATCTAAAGTCCGAAACAGATGTCTTTTGTTTATTTGGTAGGACTCCAAACCCAGGGGTTGTATCTGTAACCTCTGGTGTTAAATCTATTGTGTTCTCGTCCTTATAACTATCTGTCTGTTTGGTCATAGAATATAGTCATATTGTAAAGTTCAGGTGTCACATTCGGATCGGTACTCTCCAACTCGATCTTGTATTGGTATTCGTATCATTGCTTTATGTTACTAGGAGTTGAAATCTTAATGTTCTGACTAGTGTCGCTTATGGTTTTTAGTAACTCGTAAGTGTTAGTTCAATCAACTGCTACATATATCTTTATAGTGGTATCTGTTGGTGTTTTGTATCTTACTACCATTTGTGATTGCCTTGTTTTGTATATTCACATAACAAACTTCTTCGTATAGTATACTCAATCTTCTTGGTACTGTGGAGTTGGGTCCCTAAATAGAGGCAACCTCTTAATGAATCAATTTCAGTTAACGTCCTGCACTGAGAAGTATATATCATCTGGAAGTAATTCGTATCGGAATCAGCCTATGAACTCCCAGTCAGTATCTCTAGCCTCCATTACACTACCTTGTGGTAAACCTGGGACTCTATTTCCGTAACTCTCTATAGCATTCATCCAAGAGTTGGCAATAAACACTTGTTTCTCATTGGCCACCATACTAAAGTTACCAAACTGAGTCTTCATACCATAAGCATGCCTCCATTGCTCGCTAACCCCATCAAGTGTGAATTGTCCTGATCTAAGTAGTTGAAAAGATTGCCCTTGAGATATAAACAACTTAGAGTATGTAGCCGCCGCATCTCCAGCTATCACATAATCATAATTTCTTGTACTATACACATATCTAATCATCTGACCTAAGTCTATATATCCATCGTGTTGTTCTGAGAACCCATCCCAGAAGTACTTTCTACCGCTCTTAAGGTATATGCTTATTTGCTGACCCTGCCTTGTGATACCAACAACGTCATCCTCAAGTACTATACCTGGAGTGATTAGAGGTAACTGTGATATTAATACTTTATACACTATATTACCTCCTATAAAATATAGTACATCCTCTGAATCATTAACAGCTACACAGTAGTTGCTATTACCTACATCAGGATTGAAAGACGTAAGGTCTGGGTTTATACCGTAATTGTCTACTGTAGATCACCATTGCGGAGTACCTGCAGCATTAAGTGGTGTCTGGGTTAATTTCAATTCTGTACCATCTTTATAGAAGCCTATATAATTATCTCCAAACTTAATGGCGTTATAGAACTGCCCACTTGGTAATGTATACACAACAGCACCTCATGAATTATAAACCTCACCAGCATCCGTATAATAATACCTATTAATCTGAGCTGTTGTTATACCTTGTCCCGTAGATATTACGTCCTCTACTTGTCTATTAAGTTTTAGGCACTCTGGCTTTGACATACCATCAACACTTTCTTGATATGCACACATAACATCAGACGTATAAGCGTCTGAATCCGACATTCCACCATAGAATTTGTTAATAGTAAGTACTTGTGGCATTAGTATACGTATTCATTAAATGAAGAGTTATATCATTGCATAGGTCTAATGGCTCTTTTCTTAAGCTTTCTTAGCATATATTGTTTCTTTTGTTCAAACTGTTGTTGGTAATACAGTACTCTATCATCCTGTTGTCTGTGTTGGTATATGTAAGGTATAATAGCCCAAGCAATAACATCATGAAATTCATTTTCAATTAGAATATCATCACCTGTCATAGTGTTAGTTAGATCATATGGTCTTTGACTAGACAGTAGAACAAGCCCCTCTGGTACACTAGTAGTTGGTGTAGGAAAGATCTGTATAGCGTTGTCTGTAATAATATAGAAAGGTTTATACCTAGATTGAGCTCTTGCATAATACGCAGGATCTTTTTCTAGATTATCCCAATCTCTTTGCTCTGCTCTAAATTTATCAGTCTGAGTATCATCATACTTTATTAGCAACATCTCTAACTTAATCTGACCTGTACTTTGTGGTGCATTGTTATCTACTGGCTGCAGATCGTACTTAGATACACCAGCAACTACGTCCGTAGTCCATTCACGTAACTTATAGTTCTTGTCAGCATCAGCAACATCTTGCCATAGCTTCCTGTATTCAATATTCAGATAATTGAAAAGAGACGAGTCATCAATCTCGTCTGTTCTACACCCTGATAAATCTCTAGCTAATTGGACTATTTGATTAGGGATCATTGATTAGTGGTTAAGATATAAACTACCCACCGAATCCTAGCTTGTCGCTCTCCTCGATGATTCTCTTTTCTTTCCACCTTTTATCAAGCTTACCATTTTTTTCAATAAACGCTTTTCTTGCTTCAATATCGTTTTCATCTTCGGTCATTTCAGACTCTTCTATTGATTCAACTGGTTCTATTACCACATCAATCGTTTCGTCTTCGTTATTTCCCTCTTGTTCTACTTCTCAAGTAGTTTCTTCGTTGTTTTCTTCTGTATTCTCTAGTGCTTTAAGCTTTAAAACCTCTTCTACTGTTCTAAGCTTACCTTTGTATGTAATAAAGTATGTCATGTTTGTTGTATAACTAGTAAATTATACTCTGTTATAACAAAAAAAAGGCGGAATTCAAGCCGCCCTTTTTATTATGCACCTACAGATCCGTACATTCCGATAGGGATGTTAACTACTGCTCTCTTGTAGTAAGTAACAAATCCAGTGATATGTGTCATTGTATCTGTGTACTCTTTTGAAGAGTGAATAGTTGGTCTGTCGTGGAAACCTAGGTATAGTGGGTTTCTTAGTGTACTCATTTCATAGTTTTCCATGAAGTGGTATTCATTAGATGTTGCGATGTATGGTGTTTCTACCATTGTGTATTCACCTTCGTAAATGTTTACACCATCGTTTGTACCTGAAAGCAACGCTGGTTGATATCTTTCTGGCATAATAATCTTTTTGAA